CTTGTCTCATGTAGCCACCACGCCCATTCTCACCTGGTGTTCCTTCTGCTACTGTCTTCCAATATTCAGCTCGATCTGCTTGATCTGTAATTGGCATTGCTAGGTGCCATGCTAATTGATATTTAAGTAATTGTACAAAGTAATGAGGTAAGGCATACTCTGGTGCATTGTATTGATAATCAATATATACTTCCTCATAATCTGTTAAGATCTTGTCACCAAGCAATCTATATTCTCTACGTCTTGGTGCGCCTACTTCATCAGCATCATATAGCGCATTAGGAGTGCCTATGATGTCTGATGGTAGTTGATATTCGTATTTGTATTCCGTTGTCGGTGTCGTTACTAGCCTAGCTAGCTGTACCTTTTTGAATGAGAATGACCAAGGATAACTAGCTAATGTTTTGATCTTAATATCTGGATAGATACGATCACATATATTAGCCTCATCTGTTCCTTCTGTAAATGATGATATAGGATTAGCTCCAAGCATTAACAATGCATCAGAACATATTTTAATATCGGTATCACCTGTAGCCATTTTCTTTTCCTTAAATGTGCAAATAGGTAGGCACCGAAGCACCTACCCAATCTGCATTAAACAACTTAGTCAGCGTCTGCGACTGATAATGCTGTACCGTCAGATACGTCAACAACATCAGAAGCGTTTGAAAGTACAGTAACTAATGTTGATGTAGGAACAGAAGCGTCCCATACATGAATTAAGTCACCAACTTTTAATACGCTAGATGCGTCATTGAAGTAACCTGATGTGTTGATATCAGCAATAGTGTCAGTACCAGGTGCTGTATAACTCCACATTTGAGGAGCGTTACCAGCTTTAGACTGACCACCGATAGGTTGTAAATTGTCTTTATTGTAAGCCATGTAATATCTCCTTATGATTCACGACATGTGATTTGAACAATACCTTCAGCATCGATAGCAACTGCGCCAGCTGAGAACATTGAGTTCACTAAGAACGATGTTTTCTCTGGTACATAGTTGATCTCTGTTTTAGGTCCCATACCTTCAGCATAACCTAAAGCATCTTTATGGAAAGCCCAAACTGTTCTATCGCTAGAACCGTCAATAGCTAAACCGCCTTCAGTTCTGTCGCCTAATACGTGGAAGTTGAAACCTAAGAATGTATTGATTTCACCAGCCACTAGAGCTTTAACTGAAGCGTAGTCAGATGATGTAAGTTTTTGCTCAGCTAATAATGATGATAAAGAGTTAGCATGGATAACCATGTGTCTGTCTTGTGGAGGTACGTTACCAGCATCTAACTGTTTCTTAGCATCAAGAAGCTTGTCTAAGTTTAAGTTAGTATCTGTACCACCGATATCATTAGAAACTGTGTTTGAAGTACCTGATGCTGTTAATGCATCAATGATAAGTTGGTCTTGACGACGACCGATAGCATTAGCCACAACTTGCACTAATTCTTGTCTTTCATCAAAGTTAACTTTTTGTTGCATGAAGATATCAGAATATTCTGCTGCATTCCAATCTTCAAGTGTTGCTGTTACTTGTGAAAAGTCCACGTTTAACGGTGTTACGTCAGTTTGTGGAATTCTTAAAGTAGCTACACCTTTACCCACTTTAGGGAATTTTGCTGTTGAACCTTCAACGCCTCGTCTTTGTCTCGTTGCATTTACAAGCTGTGCTTTAGCTTGATAAGCCTGTTTAACTTCGGCATCAAATAAGGTAACAAAAGCATTAGATAAACCAATAGCCATTATTGACTCCTTATAGTAATTAACAAAATAAAATTAATCGCTGTGGTATGCCAGATAAATCTGGGCCGTGCTTGCTATTTACGATAGCCGGTCGACAAGATTACTTGCGTTCAAGGGTTACATGAATATGTAATAGGCCTTATGCGATAATATACCACATAAAGCCCATTATTACAAGACTAGATTAACCGTATACTTGTTGGAACGCACGTTCCACTTTTTTACGATAGGCTGGATCTGTTTGATACTTAGGATCTGCAACAAGTTGTTGTAGTTCTTCCTTAGAAGGTGTACCTTCAACAGGAGTTGTTTCGGTAGGAATACGACCTTCGTATGATGCTCTGAGTTTTTCTAATGCAGCAATACCTCTTGCAGTACCGCCCATGACTTTAAACTCCTCAAAGTCATCTTTAGACCATACACCTTTATTTACTAGATTGCTAGCCCATTTAACCATGCCATTGATTCGTGCCTCAGCATTAGGACCAAGTAATTTCATTTCTTCTTGTGTATTAATCTCTGCTTGTTCTGCATTACCAATACCCATCTCAACAACTTGACCAACTAGATCATCTAATGCAGACTGACTGATACCATAGTCTTTTGCCCAATCTAATACATGTTGTTTTAATGGATCATCATCAGGTGTTGCTCCAAATGCTGACATATCATAATTGCCATCTTCTGGTGCTTTGTGTTTACCTTGTGATATTTTCTTACGAAGATCTGCCCATGACTTAGCAATACCTTCAAGATCAGGTGCAGCATCATCATTCTTCCAAAAGTTTTCAGGCCACCAATCTGGTCGTTCTAAAGGCTCATCATCATCTTCATCCTTAACAGCAAACTCTTCTTTTGCTTTTAGTTCTTCAGGATCACGATGATCTACTTCTACTGCTTGTGGATTCTCGTCTGTACTGGCTTCGTCTGGCTCTGGAGTAGCTCCATCGAGTAGGCCAGTGCTTGACTCTTGCTCCACACTAGGCTCGAGTGTTTCTTCCATTATAATTTCCTTGCTCTAATTAACCTTGCTTCTAAGTCCTTAACGATACTATTTTGTCCTTCTCGATAATATGCGTAGCTAGGATCGCTACCTGGCAAGGCAACAGGTTGCTCAACAACTGCTTCACGCAGCCATTTGATTAACTGTTCACCGTCCTCACCTCCAAGGACTCTAAGACAGAGACGATCTACATCATCTCTTTTTTGATTAACATCTCTAATATCAAGTGGTAATGCTTGATCTAAATCTTCCCATCCAGCCATAACTTATCCTTATTGTTGCATCATCTCCTGTGCAGCTTCTGGATTTTGCTGTTGCATTTGTTGTGCCATAGCAGCAGCTTGCTGTTGCATCATTGCTCGCTCTTGTGGTGTTGGTCTGAGCTTCTGAGGAACACCTAACTTCTCTGCAATGTAATCTAACATCTCACCTACTTTAATTGCCATCTGACCTTCTGGTCCAGCTTGTTGTGCAATCTGTGCATATTGTAAGATGTTTTGTATATCATCCATATTCTGTGCCATAGCTAATGGAGCCACAGGACTGATCTTAACTTCTAAACCATTAACCTTTAATGGTAATGAAATTATACCACGCTGATCCATGACTTCTAACATCTTGCTAACTAGGGGAATCATTGTTTCATTAATGAGTCGACCAAATGCAGAGCCTAAGTTTTGTGATAACTCCTTCATTCTTTCAACAACTTCTGTTGCTGATCGAGCTGACATATTATCTGGCGGTAATGATTCATCTAATAGAATACGTTTGATGTTAGCCACTAAGTCATTAATCACTAATTGTGATACATTAAAATCACCTGATCTTGGTAATGGTCTGAGTGATTCACCTTGTGGACCACCATTACGTGCTACAGGAATAATAGCACCTGGCATAATCTTGACTGTATTAGGATTCAATACACCATCATCTGCTGCTGTATACACACCAGAGATAGCAAGAGAAGCATTCTTTAATACTAACTCTTTAGTCTTATTTAATGTTTTAATATCAGGCAATGCTGTGATTAATGGACCACGACCATAGATCTCACCAGATACTTTAGCATAACGAGATACAACCCATGGACTATATTTCATACGCTTATAGAGTAGTTCTGTTTTGGACTCCTTATGAATCACATGATAACAATAATCACCACGTTTCTGATCTAATATAGTTGCTTCAATAAGTTCAACATCATCCGTTGGTTTGTCATCAATCTTCTTTTGTAATTCGGCTGGTATTTCAGCATCTGGCCATTGACGTTGCACTGCTTCACCTTTCATGCGCATACGTCTATAGACATTATCTACTTGACCATTAGCACCTTCTTCAATAGAAACTAGGTATTGTGGTACAGGAATAAAGTTAATAGGTGTAAGATCATCACCAGGTTGCACCATCATCACTGCGGTCCCAACAGATAAGTCAAGTAAGAATTCACCAATAGCAATATCAAAGTTAGATTGCTTGAGTGTATCAAATAACTTATCGTTATACATATCTAATGCAGCTTGTGCTTCAGCATTACGATCCTCAGGAATATCTGATCCAGGTTCTAATCTGCACCATTTACGTTGAGGAGGGAAGATACCAGATTGCATTCTATTTGCAAATCGTTGTGTAGAGTTAATAGCAGTAGAATCAAATACACGATTCATCTTTTTAGTGCCACCAACCTTACCATCATAATGACCGTCATAAAGATTACGTTGTGGTAATGCAAACTCGTATGCTTCTTCATACAAGTTCCTAAAGTCTTCTTTTTTAATTAATGCTTTCTCATGTCTCTTTAAGACATCTTCTGCATTTAATCTCATCATTTCTGCCATTATCCTATACCTCGGTTCATTAATAATCCTCTATTTTTTAGTCTTGCATCTACCATAGATTCATTTGCATCTTTTTCTTCTTGATCCATAATAGTATGTATTTCTTGTGATCTTTTATTCAACTCATCCGGAGTTTTGTATATTGGAAATTTACCTGACTTAATGTCATTTTTCCAGATATTATATAGTTCATCCTCATC